TTGCCAAGAGCGTGAAAGACAAGGTGGTGGAACTCTCATTGAGAGTGAAGGATTTCCGTGACTGGCTCGACAAGGAGGGCGAGGGATTCAAGGAGGTGATGGCCGAGTATGGCAAGCTTCGCAACAAGGACCAGCGTGGCTACACCCTCGTGGTGGGTGACTTCAAGTTTGAGGTGAAGAGCCAGGATGTAAAGGGATTCGACGAGCGTGCCGAACTGGCTGCCCAGAGACTGATGGATTTCCTTGGTGCTTACATCGAGAAGAGCGAGAAGGGCAAGGATGATCCGATGTACCAGCTCTGCATGAACCTGCTTGAGCGCAACCGTAATGGTAAGCTCAACTATACGAGCATCAGCAAACTCTATCAGCTGGAAGGCAAGTTCAACGATGAGGAATACACCAGCATCATGAACCTGTTCCGTGAGAGCAACGTAGCCAAGGAGACGGTGGTAAGCTATTACTTCAGCATCCGTGGTGAAGATGGCGTTTGGCGCAAGATTGAACCATCTTTCTGCCGCTTGTAGCAGAAGTGTTTAATTATTAAACAGAAAATGAGGCATCCTGAAAAGAATGCCTCTTTTTTTATGCCCATATTTGGAATATTTTTGTTATTTTTGCAGCCATGGCAAAGGGAAGAGACAAAGAACTGGTCAATACCAGGAACATCCGTATTTATGAGCGTTACTATTTCTGGACTGAGGTGAAGAGGCTTCGCTTCGATGACGCTTTGAAGAGATTGAGCACAGAAGAGTTCTTTCTCTCGGAAAGTCGTATCATGCAGATCATACGGGATATGATCCAGGCAGGTGTAACCGTGGATGGAAAGCGAATAGAAAAGCCTCTGTTCACTGGCTTCAAGCTGAAGCCACGTTCTAAAGCTTCTTCACAGAAACCGTCACCTTACGAGGAGGGGCAACTGTTTGGGTGTCCTTGATGATGTCTGTGGCAGAAATGGAATATACCATTTCATAAACCTTGATACCATGGTTGAAGGTATAGAACTTGGAAGTCTCCCTCACCAGCATGCCATCCTCCTTCGGGCGATAGCCCTGCAAGAGGCGGTGAAGTTCCTCCACCATGGCAGCCCTCTGCCTGATAGCCTCCATGGTTCCACTTCCATAGTGGGTATCATCATAGCAGTCGATGATGAGCTGGACGTTCACCTTGACGGTTCCCTTCTGGCTTTTTCCCTCCAGGTTGCTCCATGATGTTTCCTGAAGGTCGATGAGCACAGCCGGATAGGTCAAGGGGTACATGTCGGTCTCGCTCTGGTCGATGTTCTCCAGCTGGCCGTAGTTTTCATCAACGAGGGAAAGACTAGGCATTCCCTCCTTGACATAATCAATGATTTGATAAAGAAATAATTCCATCTTTTATTTTCTCCAATGATTCGTTAATAGTTTTGTTAACTTTCACTTGCAGTTCCCTGGAATCTCCCATGAACTGACGCTGTGGAATGTGCGCCTTCACCGTGATTTTCGTTTTCCGTGTGAGGGCAAGGCACTTCCACATGCGTGCCTCTTCCGGGAGTTCCTTGGGGAGCGATCCTTTCCCGTTGATGCCAGCAAGCGAGTAAGCCATGTGCCAGGCATAGCGTCTCATCTTGGGTGATACGGTTGGGTGCGTGGTGATGTCTCCACCATCATTGTGGATGGAGGCGTATGGGACAGGGTTCTCTATGGTGACCTCTCCGACACCGGGCTTGCTCTGGATGGAACTCATCAGATGGTTTCTTCTGGAAGTAAGCGGACCATACTTGGCATCAGGACCACCCTGCTTCTGTCTGAGTGTTCTTTTCCATGGATGCAGACCATCATCAAGCCAGCCACCATCACGGAAATTCTGCTTGAAATGGTTGACTGCAATCACTCCCACTTTGCGAGGGAGGCGGTCATTCACCTCCCTCATTATGTCATCTTTGGCCTTTTCAACCAGTTTTTCTATGTTTTTTGCATCCATAATGAAACTTTTTTCTGTTTTTGTTTTGCGATTCAGATAAATGTTGTATCTTTGCAGCAGCTTCGTAAGAAGTTAGCATATGCTACGGCATGTTGCCTTGCAGGGGAGTATTTATGCTCCCCTGTTGTTTTTTACGAACTGCCTATTAATCAATATAGGCCTTATTTTTCCTTTTTCATAAACCCACACCTCTTTGAACGCAGAAGGATTCAGTCTTTGTCGAGCAACTATTTGTTTTCTTATGAATCTATCAGAACATCCTTTAGTATTGTTTATTACAACGCAATCAGATTGAGCCATTCCATGCGAGAGCATCTTACCAACCTTTTTCTTCTTCCATGGCTTTTCGAAGCCCTCATATTCATAAAATGTTCCATCTACAGAGAAATCAGGACATTTCTTATAAAATTTTGTATTTTCTAAATTGCCATAAATCAGCTGATATTCTTCTGATTTGAAGTGTAAACGTGGTGTCATTTTTACTTCATGACCAAGTTTTGCAAATTGGAGACAAATCTGTTTCATTTCCTTGTAATCATTTTTATCAAAATCTACATTTGGATGAACATATAGTTTTCCTCCATTTTTAAATACTTTTTCTAATTTAAAACCATTATTTGACATGCGCTCTAAACATCCTTTTATATAAGGACAATTATAGCAGTCTTTTTGGCGATTATTAAATAAATATTTAAGTCGATTTTTTAGACTACTTTTCTTATATGCAAAGCAATGGCTACACTTGTCTGGAAAATAAGGATGATTGTCGCTGAATGTGTGTCCATCCTTGCCAGGATTGTTCTCCAGACCTCTCTGTGGCTTGGTCGGTTCCATGTCCTTGGGACGAACCACGGGGGCATCGGTGGCTTCAAGCGAGCACTTGCAGTTCCATCGGTCACCTGGGTGATGCTCATTCCAGAAAGGATCATCTACCGGGAGGGTGAGTTTCATCTTCCAATAGACCCTGTGGTTTCTCTCCGGCTCCTTCGAGGTGGTAGGCATCCATCTGAGGTTTGGAAGGATGTCCTTGTTTCTCTCGAACTCTCTCCAGTCGGCAGCAGCGTGCGCACGGATTACGGCCGTATCATACTCAGTCTTCAGCCAGGAACCCACCTGGTGGGAACTGATGGAGCGCACGTCTTCCACCCATTTGGAGAAAGGTTTCAGCTTGCCGTCGGCATCATAGAGCTTTGCGGCCATCTCCTTGCCCATGGTGTGAACCTTGAAGGCGGCAAACACCTCGTTGGAGTGTCTGAGTGCCCGGTAGAAGTCTTCCTCATGGGTTGGTGGGGTCTTTGCCTTGGCAAGACCTTCCACGGTTCCCTCGTTGATGACACGCAGCACCTCACGCCACATGGCTCCCTCTATTCCGTTTTCGGTATCGAAGCCCCGATAAATGGTTTTCAGGAACTGGGAGAGAATGTCTGCATTGAATCGGATTGCACCATCCACGTTGTCGAAATGATGGTGTCCGCACTGGCATTGATGGTCTCCATAATAAAGCGTATCAATCAGAAGTCGGTGTCCGCCCCGATAGCTGGGGCTACTCCGAAAAAACTCTTCAAGCGGTCTTTGAACGGTTTTTTATCAGTGTTCAAAGGCTCTTCTCTGTGGGGGTCTTCCCCTGCTCTCTGAAGGCTCTTGCGGATGGCCTGTTTCTGTGCCTCGATGCTTTCCTTCTGCTTGTCGTAGTCTTTCGGCTTCTCGATGCCGAATGTTTCATAGAGCCAGTCATCATCCATCGGCAAGCCCATTTCCTTCATGCCTTTCACCACGTTGAGCATCTCCTGGGTGTCCACCTTATCCTTGTGGGCGTAGACGAAGTCTCCACCCTCCACATTGAAGCCCAGGCTTGTGAAGATAGGCTTCATGTCGTAGTTCAGAATGTCGAGGAGGAAATTGCGGTCATCCACGTTCATGTCATTCTCTTCCTCCTTGTGTACGGTTCCGAGGGCTTGGGTTCCCGTGTCCTTTGCATCTGTCGTAAGGGTGTTGCCCAGCACACGGATGGAGATCTTGCTGTCCCAGTACTCGGCAAAGTTCTGGTAAAGGTCAGAAGAACCAGTCTTGTTTCCTGCCTCAATCAGTTTCATCTCGCTCTCGTTCGGGTGGATGTACACGGCATTGCTTCCCTGGTTTCTAGCATCGGCGATGATCTTCTTTCGGGCATCCTCATCCCCGGCATCGTAGGTGTACTCACGGATAGGCATACCGAAGATGTTGCAGAACTTCGCCCAGTCGCTCATGTCTCCACGCTTGTAGAGGACGGCAGGGAGAATCTCTGCAAAGATGCCAAGTCCACGCTCCGTACCTACAAACAGGGTATTGGAGAAGTTCTCGATGTCAACTCCATCCAGATCGCCCTGGTATTTCAGAATCTTATGGAATACCGGGTCGTAGTGCTTGCGGTTGATGAGGTCGTAGCGGATATCGCCCTCATCGTCGAGGTAGAACTGGACGAGGGTGAAGCCGTAGAACTGTGACATCACCAGGTCCTTGCACAGCTGCTTGAACCATGGAGAGCGAAGCTGTCGGTTGATGGTATCATCCGGCTTGCCGTCACGCTGGAACTCAATAGGGATTCGGGTTACGCCACGGAGTCGCTTGTCGAGCACACCGGAGAGGTGAAGGTCGAGCTGTGCCGACTCGTACATGTCGAAGAGCTTGACACGATAGGAGAAATCAATACTCTTGGCGTTTCTTACTGAATCCATGTAGTCCTTCATGTTGAACATGAAAAGTTCAGGCATCTGAAGGAACACGTCTGGTGGGCGGTTTCCAGCAATCTGTCTGAAACCACCCTGTACTATCTTATTGGAACTGCCATTGCCTGGCTTGCGTCCGAGTCTATTCTTATTTTTTTTCATTTCTTACCTTACTATATTATAATAATGTGGGTCTGACATCATCTGCCATGATTTGCCATCTTGAGTTATTTGCCACCTCATCATCGGGAAGCTTTGGAGCACCGTCGATGGTGATGTCTCCGTTCATCACTCCCTTGAGCCACTCGATGGCCCGGTCGTATCTGTCCTGCCGTATCTTAGCCAGCTTGTAGGGATTGTGCTGACAGAAAATGTGATAGACGGTGATGTCGATGGCGAACATGAGGATGAGAGCGTTTCTTTCCTCTCCTTCGGCTGAGAAGATTTTCTCACAGTCGTAAGTCTTGTTGAGATAGCCCTTCATTTCTGCTATTGCCCTGTCCTCGCAGATTTCAATGATCTGTGGGTCGTAGGCTGTTGACTCCTTGCGGAGCAGGGAGTCGAGGATCTCACGATGTATGGTAGCATCGTAGTCCGAAGTATTGATGAATTTTGCCATAGTTACATTCTGTATGGGTTGTTGTCGTTGAGTTCCTCGTATGAGATAGTGACTGTCGGCTCCATCTCCACGACCTTGTTTTCAAGGATGGTGATTCCGCCCTCTATGCAGTCGGGACCGTCGGCATTGTATGGAAGGTGCATCTCGAAGAGCTTGAACTGGTTGATGAGTTCCTGCATGTGTGGGTTGTCACGTTCCTCCTCGTTGAAGATCCAGGCTCCATTTCTGTCTATCGGCTCCAGGTTCGCCTCAATACGGGTTGCCTTGTCGGTCTTCTTGCGCTCATCGCCCTTGATGTAGAGCTGCCTGTTCCTGGCCTTGCACTCCTCACGCAGCAGGGGCTTGAACACCTGGTTGAAGAAAGGATCCTGGAGCTTGTTGTTCTCCATGTAGCAATACACGTTGGTCTTTCCTCCCACATAGTCCATGATGTCGAAATACCAGCCGATGAAGGTGGCATTGAGTTCACGGGCAAGGAAGCCCTTGATGATGTAGTACACGCCCTTGTACTTGCCGATGAGCCACAGAGCCTTGGTGGAACTTGCCTTCTTCCTTGAATCGGAATAGGCAGGGTCACCATAAAGGATGAGAAACTTGAACTTCCTGAGAGGCGGAACCTTGCCGAACGGCAGGTACTTGAAGATGGTTCCCTCGCTCACCGGATTGTTGAAGTACTCGGCCTGTGCACTCTTTGTAGAGATATTGGAGAGCACGGTGTCGATCTGTTCCTCCGTGTTCTTGGCTGGCCAGGTGGAACGTCCGTTCTTGTCACGGATGTTCACGATGTCCCAGTGTCTTGCCTTTTCACCAGCACGCCTGATGCAGCAGTCCTTGGCAATAATATTTCCACACCAGAGAATCAGGGTCGGCTCGGAAATGGAACGTGTAGGATAAAGCGAAGCCTCGAACCAGTCCCATTTCTTCTTCAACGTTTCCGGGTTGCGGCAATCCTCATCGGTATCGAAGTCATCCATGTAGATGACATCCGGTCGGATGTCCTCATTACGAGCACCACGTGGAGCGGAACCTGCACCCAGGGCAAAGAACTTTGCTCCACACTTGGCCGTGAACTCTCCATCCGTCCACTGTCCGAGGGTCATCTGTGAACCGTAGAACTGACGGATTCTAGGGTTTGACTCGAAATTGATCTTGTAGGGTGCAAGGAGTCGCTTGGCAGAGTCGATGGTGGCCGATGCCAGGACAAAGAACTTCTTCCGTTTTGTCAGGGCAAGGTACATGCAGATGAACATTGCCACCGTTGACTTGGCAAGCTCACGGCTCCATGACAGGACCTCGTACCATTCATCATGCTCGATGATGCGTCTGATGGCACGTACATGGAAGGGCGCAAACTCATACTTGGCATACTTGGGGAAGAAGTATGTGATCCATGCAATCGGGTCTTCCTCCAGTTTCTTTCTCTTCCGGTCGATGTCGCTCTGTGAGAGCCAGTCTTCCACAGGTACATCGGCAGCAAGGGCCTTGTGGTGTTCTTCCCACCTTTTCAAGGCGTTTCTTTCATCTTGTGTCATTTCAGCTGATCTTTAATGAATAAATCCCAGAGTTCATTGTACTCCTTCGCCTTCTCGATGTCGATGCCACGGAGCCAGTTGGTGAACTTGATGCCCACGTTGACGATGTCGGTGATACCAGCATCGTTCTGCAACTTCTTGATGGCTGACGTAATCTTGACCACGGTGTCCGCCTCCTTTGGGGTAAAGGAACGCTCACCCTCCTTTCGTGCGTTTGCCTGGTTCTGAATCTCGCTTACCTGCCGGATCATTCCTGCAAGGATGTTTTCCGTGGAAATGGTGAACGAGGCACGCAGTTCCTCCCATTTGCCTTCCCTTGCCCATCGGGAAACCGTCTGTCTGGTGGTTCCCACCTTGGCAGCAATCTCTTCCTGGGTGCATCCGCCCTTGAGGTAGAGATCCTTGGCAATATCCTTCTTGTTAATGTTACTTTTTACCATATAAATAGAGTTTTGTACTGCAAAGGTCTGAATAAAATGGCAAAAAAAGAAATCGTCTTTCTAGGGTGATGCTCATGAACACTACGTTGATGCCCACGGAGTTCACGCTAGAACCGACATTTGCATAAGTCGAAAAAAGTCCCGATATTTGCAGAAAAATTCGAGCATGAAAAAGAAATTTAGCAATATAATAAAAGGTGATGGCAAGACCATCATCATGCTCTATGGAGAAGTCGGAGAAGGATGTTCCGTAGATAGCAGCCGTGTGGTTAGCGAGCTTTTCGCAAATGAGAACCAGGACTGCAAGATCGAGGTGCGCATAAACAGCCAGGGTGGAGATGTTTTCAGCGGCATGGCCATCTACAACGCCCTCCGACAATCCAAGGGCGACATCACCATATATATTGATGGAGTGGCAGCGAGCATCGCTGCAATCATTGCCTTATGTGGAAAGCCTCTCCTTATGAGTCCCTATGCCAAACTTATGCTTCATAACGTGATCGGTGGCACATACGGCAATGCCTCCGAACTCCGTCAGACAGCGGAGCAGATGGAAAAATTGCAGACCAACCTCGCCACCATGGTTGCCAAACGCCTCGGCATGACGGCAGAGGAGGTTGAGAAGAAATACTTCGATGGGCAGGATCACTGGATTTCCGCAAGCGAGGCTCTTGAGATGAAACTTGTGGATGGCATCTATGAGATGGATGAGGTGGCGGACCCACCGACTACTACTGAAGGTATTTATAACTATTTTAATAACCGGCTTGACTTCAAGCCACAAAACAAAGGAGAAATGGCATTATTAGATGACATCAAGAAGATTCCGACTTTTGAAGACAAGGCGGATTCAAGTGCGATCTTGGCACACATCGTAAATTTGACAAACAAGGAAACCAGGGCTGATGCCCTGTCGAAGACCGTTGAGACCTACAAGGCGGAACTTGACAAGCTGCACAAGGAAAAGGATGAAACCCTCATCAGCAACGCTGTCAAGGCTGGCAAGATTGCCCAGGAGCAGGTGGAAACCTTCAAGAATCTCTTGAAGAACGACCGTGAGAACGCCATCAAGCTCATCGACGGCATGAAGGGCCGGGTACAGAACCGTGCGGTTGACTTCATCCATCCTGACCAGCATGGTGCTGGAAGCTTCGCAAACAAGAGCTGGGACGAGATTGACAAGGAGAACAACCTTGGCACTTTTAAGCAGCAGGACCTCACACTCTTCAAGGACCTCTACAAGCAGAAGTTCGGTGTGGACTACATTGAGTAATAACTTTTAACATTTTAAAGAAATGGCATTAAACAGACAAATTTGGATCAATACCATCGTCGAGAATTTCTTCCCAGATGATTCCTTCATGGCGAAAAGTATTGATGACTCCGACTTCGTGAACGTCAAGACCGTTCACATCCCTAACGCAGGCAAACCTTCGAGTGTCGTTATCAACCGATCTGAGAAGCCAGCGACCATCAAGGAACGAACTGACCAGGAACTCACCTACGACATCGACGAGCTGACAACAGACCCTATTCACCTCTCCGACGTGGACAGCGTGGAGCTTTCATACAACAAGCGCAACAGCATCCTTGCCAACGACCGCAAGCAGTTGCAGAAGACGGCTGCCCAGAACCTGCTCTACAAGTGGGCTGGAAGTTTGAAGAATAAGATTTTTACTACAGGTGATGCCCGTGAGGCGCATACTTCAGGTACAGCCACAGGCAACCGCAAGAAGTTTACCAAGGCTGCCGTGATGAAGGCCATGATTCAGTTCAACAAGGACGATGTTCCGGCAGAGAACCGCTTCCTGCTCGTTGACTCCGTCATGTATGCTGACCTGCTCGACGACCTGACCGACAAGGAACTTTCAGCATTCCTCTCCTGTGCCGATGCCTCAAGAGGCGTTCTCGGCAAGCTTTATGGCTTTGAGATCATGCAGCGTTCACAGGTGCTCCGTACAACCGCCAATGGTGGAGCCTTGCTGAAATGGGAGGAAGAAGCAGTAGCAACTGAGCTTGCGGCAGGTCTTGCCTGGCAGCAGGACTGTGTGAGCCGTGCCCTCGGTGAGGTGAAGATGTTCGATGATACAGGCAGCCCAACCTACTATGGTGACATCTATTCATTCCTCGTTCGCGCTGGTGGCTCTCCACGTCGCTACGATGGCAATGGCATCGCAGTCATCATCGAGAGCAACGCAGCCTAACCGTTAACTCATTAATACAGACTCTATGATTTTACCAAGAGTAAAAATTCAGTTTCTCAATGGCCAGCTGGGAACCGTCGGTGAAAGTGCCGACGGCCTCATAGCCCTCATTTGCGGTGCAGCGGCTGTGGCAAGCACGATGGTGCTCAATACAGCCTATACCATCACGAGCATGGATGACCTCGCAGCTCTTGGCGTCACCTCGGAAAACAACGCAGCCCTCTACAAGCAGGTATCTGAGTTCTATGACGAGGCAGATGCTGGCACAAAGCTCATCCTCTACCCAGTGGCCCCAACAACAACCGTGACTGCCCTCTGTGACTATACACAGACGAATGCAGGATACGCACGTGACCTGATTGCCAAGCAGAACGGCAACCTCAGAGGTATCGGTATCGCCAACCTCAACACTGGTACTACGGAGAAAAGTGCAGAAGGACTTGACCCCGATGTGTTCACAGCCTTGCCTAAGGCACAGCAGCTGGCAGAATGGGCAACCGCTGACCTCTATGCTCCTCTGTTCTTCATTCTGGAGGGAAGAAACTATGATTCTTCCAAGGAGCTGAAGGACATGACCCAGGAGAAATACGACCGTGTAGGCATCACCATCGGTGACACCGTGGCTTCATCCAAGGGCGCAAGTATCGGAACCTTGCTTGGCCGTGTGGCAAGCATCCCTGTGCAGCGCAATATTGGACGGGTGAAGGATGGCTCTCTTGCCCCATTGAAGATGTTCGTGGGTGCAAGCAAGGTTGATGAGTCGGAGAGTGCCATCAGAGGCATCTTCGAGAAGGGCTACATCGTACCCCGTAAATATGTAGGCAGAACAGGCTATTTCTATGCAGACGACAACCTGGCATGTGACCCTACTGGTGATTATTCGAACATTGCCACACGCAGGGTGATTGACAAGGCTTACCGCATTGCCTACAACCTGCTGCTTGACATGCTCCTCGATGAGCTTGAAGTCAACGAAGACGGAACCTTGCAGGTAGGCATCGTCAAGAGCTGGCAGCAGACCGTGGAGAACGGCATCAACAAGCAGATGACCGCCAATGGTGAATTGTGTGCATCCTCCGATGGCGAGGGATGCAAGTGTTACATCGACGAGACACAGAATGTGCTCAGTACATCCAAGGTTCTCGTAACTCTGAAGGTACGCCCATACGGTTATGCCCGATATGTGGACGTAAATCTGGGCTTTTTGGTAGAAACTAGCAACAGTTAAAGATTATGTTTAATTCAAGAGAATATGAATGGGCAGACATCTCCGTGGTTCTGGCTGGCCGTCCTGTCACTGGCTTCCGTGCCGTAGAGTACAATCCCAAGCAGGAGAAGGAAGCCGTATATGCCAAGGGCAACAAACCGCACGGCATCCAGCGAGGCAACAAGTCGTATGAGGGTTCCATCACCTTGCTCCAAAGCGAGTACGAGTCGTTGAAACAGGCTTGTGGTGGAGACATCCTTGACGCATCGTTCGACATCGTGGTAGCCTACGGCAATGCCTCCAAGGGTGATGCCATCGTGACGGACATCCTCGTGGGTGCGGAATTTACTGAAGACAAGACCGCATGGAAGCAGGGAGACAAATTCCAGGAGAAGGTGCTTCCTTTTATCTTCCTCGACAAGAAGGGCGCATAGCGTTTGAACACCATTCAAATAACATTCAAAAACGATTTGAAAATGAAAATAGATAAGCAGAAAGTGGAAGACTGGAAGAAGCAGCATGGCGAAATCTTCCAGATTGAGACAGGCGGAAAGTCGTGCATCATCCGTAAGCCGACACGCAAGGATCTCAGTTACGTGAGCGTGGTGAAAGACCCGATCAAGATGCAGGAAGCCCTGCTCAAGCAGCTGTGGCTCGATGGTGATGAGGAAATCCTTACCGATGATGACCTCTTCTTTGCCGCATGTTCCCAGCTTGAAGAAGTTCTGAAGGTGAAGGAGGCTGAGATAAAAAAACTCTAGAGGATGCAGGTATAGAGGATGTCGATGCAAGCAGCATCTTGTATATCGATACCTTGCTGAGATATAATCTATGTCTGGATCCCGACACGCTTCCCGATGAACAGTGGGCGTGGACTATCAGATATTTGAAGGATATAAAAACAGCAGAGAACAGGACAGATGGCTAAAAGTGTATTACAGTTTCTTATCAAGCTTCAGGCAAGCGAGGGCAACGTGATGAGCGTTGCAAGGCGCACGTCTGAGCAGCTTGACAGCATATCCCGAAAGGCTACATCCGTAAGGACACGCCTTCAGGAAGCCTTCTCGTTCTCCAACTTCAAGAACTCCCTGATGTCTCTGCCCGGCATGGACTTCCTGATGAATCCCTATACCATCATCGGTGCTGGCATCGGTGCAATCACGGCATTGGGGTCACAGGCAGAGAAGACAAGTGTTGCCTTCCGTGTACTGGTGGGTGATGAGCGCAAGGCAGGGGAACTGCTACAACAGATCAACGGATTCGCAGCAGCCACCCCATTCTCCAATCTCAACCTGGAGGGCGCAGCACAGATGCTTCTGAACTTTGGCGTGGCTGGTGATGATGTCATGCAGCGGCTCCAGCAGCTGGGAGACATTTCCATGGGCGACTCAGAGAAGCTCAACTCCCTGGCACTTGTGTTCGGACAGGTCAGTGCTGCCGGAAAGATGTCGGGTCAGGACCTGTTGCAGTTCATCAATGCAGGATTCAACCCATTGAAGGAACTCCAGAACATGACGGGCAAGTCCTACCAGGAACTGCAAGACATGATGAGCAAGGGAAAGATTGGCGTGGATGCCGTATCTGCTGCCTTGCAGCATGCAACAGGTGTTGGAGGTATGTTCCATGGCATGATGGAGGAACAGAGCAAGACCGTTGCTGGAAAATGGAGCACGGCTATCGGCTTGGTTCAGCAGCGGGCCGTGGATGTGTATGACAAGATACAGCCGTTCATCCTGCAAGCCATCGACCTGTTTCAGGATGTTTCGGGAAGTGTCCTTGATGTCGTTGACTCCATCGCTTTGTGGGCAACCGACTTGCAGCCAGTATGGGATGGTCTCGCTCTCATCTCCAATATTGCAGGAAGACTGTTCGGATGGCTTGCGGATGCCATATCTTCAACCATCGGATTCTTCTTCAGATGGAGAGCCGAAATAGGATATGTGGCATCTGTCATTGGCGTTGCCACCATTGCCTTCAACCTTCACAACATAGCCATGGCTGCCTACGGTACAATCATCACGGTGGTGAGTGGAGCCACCAGGGTGTGGGCAGGTGTACAATGGTTGCTGAATGCTGCCATGAATGCCAATCCTATAGGACTGATCATTACCGGCATCGCCGCCCTCACAGCTGGCATCGTGTACTGCTGGAACAGATTTGCAGGGTTCCGTGCCTTCATCCTCACCATGTGGGACACCATGAAGGGCTTTGGCTCCATCATCAAGAACTACGTGACGGATAGAATCAAGGATTTGCTCAGTGGTGTTGGAGAACTGGGCAAGGCTCTGGGAGAACTCTTCAACGGTAATTTCGAGGCGGCCTGGAATCATGCTGTTTCGGGAGCCAAGAAAATCAGTGGAGTCAATGCTGCCGCCAATGCCGTGGGTAATACGAAGACTCTCGCAAATGGAATCAGGAACAACTATCAGCGGCATTCAAGAGAAGAAGGCAGAAAAGGCCCGACCCTATATCCTCATAAAACAGCCCAAGCACCACACCGTAGCATTGCCAAACCGGGGCTGAAGGGAAGCACGCAAGACGTGATGTTCGGCTCTGGTGGTGGCGGCAAGGCTGGTAGTGGCAGTAAAGGCGGACGTGGTGGCAAGTCCACAGCCGAAGCTCTGGCCACAGGCGGTTCCCGAAGTTCTAACATTCACATCACCATAGGAAAGTTCTTCGACAACATTCAAGTGACAATGAACGACAAGACGGACACAGCGGAGCTGGAGCGTGTCGTGCTCCAGTGCATGAACCGGGCCTTGTCAATAGCAACAAGTACAGACCGATGAGCACAACGAACAGATTCATATTACAGAACTTGGCCTTGCGAGCCATGGGACTCACCAAGATTCCACCATACTGGCTGTTCCGTGAGAACAACTTCCATGGTGTGAACCTTGGCTACCTGTCAGCAGCAAAGACCATTCCGGAGAGTTCCGGATTCGATGTTGACAAGATGACCGATGAGGAACTTGCCGACGTGGTACGTACCAATGCAAGGGGAATCCCCATGGTGCTGCCTCTCCGCTTTCAGCTGGAGGAGTCTGGTGCGAAGGAATGGCTTTTCCCTACGGAACCGATGATCAGTCTGAATGGTCAGAACATTCTCACCAGGCGACATGTGTCGAAGGGAACCATCAAGGGAAGCATCAAGGAGAGGTGGACGCAGGATGACTACAGCGTGAGGATTGAGGGAATCCTCTTTGGTGAGGATGGTAAATATCCTGAAGCAGATGTGGCAAAGCTTAGAAACTTCTGTGAAGCTGGGCATGTGAAGGTGCTCAATCCTTTGCTCGAAATCTTCGGAATCAGCCAGCTTGCCATCGAGAGTTGGGACATCCCGTTCACATCTGGAACGGCAAATCAGAACTATACCATCCAGGCATACAGTGACGACATCTACAAGTTGCTTCTGAGCCGTGATGACTTAAACGCATGATGATATGTACACAATGGCTTTTGACATAAGAATCGGCAAATACAAGCTTTGCATGATTGACAAGGTGGAAATCCACCGGAGCGTGGAACTCCTTGCAGACACGGCAGTCATCACACTCCCTGCATCCGAATACAACAAGGCTCTCCAGATAGAGGATAAACTTCACCGTGGTGACAAGGTGATCATTACCCTAGGCTACAAGGAACCGGGACTTGAAACGGAATTCGAGGGATGGCTTCAGCGCATATCGACCGACGGAGGAAATATCAAACTGCATTGCGAAGATGACCTCTTTCTGTTCCGAAAGGACATCGGAAACGAGGTTCTGATGAAGGTTTCCCTCAAGGATCTTCTCTCAAAGGTGGTAACCGGATGTGGATTGTCATTCAAGGTGGAGTGCTCCTACTCCTGGACATACAACAAGTTTGTCATCAACAATGCCACTGGCTATGATGTGTTGAAGAAGGTGCAGGAGGAATGTGGGGCGGACATCTATCTACAGGACGAGACCCTGCACATTCATCCTCCAGGCGAGAAGATGGGAGTGGAATGCTTCTATGACTTTGCCCTGAACGTGGAGGAAGACAACCTCACCTACCATCGGGCAGAAGACAAGAAGATACAGGTCATCGTGAAGGCTCTGATGCCAGACGGAACCGTCAAGGAGATCGAGACAGGCTCAACTGGAGGAGACAGGATTGAAATCAAGTGTGCCACCAACGACGAGGCATCCATGAAGGCTCGTGGTGAACTGGAGGTGAAGCGCAGAAGCTTTGATGGCTATGAGGGAAGCATCACGGGGTGGCTCATCCCGGTATGCAGACCGTCAGACAGCGTGACTCTCCATGATGCGGACTATCCCTACAAGGATGGAACCTACTTCGTGACGGCCGTGACAACGGAGTTCTCAAAAGAAGGTGGCAAGAGAAAAGTTAATTTGGGATTCAGACTCAGTTAGGATATGGATGATTACAGACAGTTGCAGGAACATTTGAGAAATGTGGCAGGTGGGAGAAAGACCATCTCCATCTATCAGGGAATCGTGAAGTCGGTTGATGGCAACCTCTGTGAGGTGACCGTGGGAAACATCAACATCCCTGGAGTAAGACTCAAAGCATCAGAACTTGACGACGATGGTCTGATGCTTATCACACCAAAGGTGGGGAGTGCCGTGACCATTGGCAGCCTGTCGGGAGACCTCACGGAACTAGTCGTTCTACAGGTGGACCACATCGAAACCATCGTCATCAATGGCGGCAAGCTGGGAGGACTCATCAATATTGGCCAGCTGACCGATAAAATCAACGAGCTTGTGGAATCCTTCAACAGCCACACCCATCAGGTGACCGTGAGCCATCCCGGTGGAACCTTCACTACAGTTAAACCAATGGAATCCGCAAAGACGTTCGACAAGGGCGACTATGAGGATGTTAAAATAAAGCATTGACATGGAAGGAATACAACTTGAATACAACAAGGATTCTCCTATATTGGAGCCAATCGTGAAGCATGGAAGCCTGTTCGTGGGTGATGTGCTCAGACAGAACCAGGCAATGGTGCTTTCCCTCCATAAGGGTGAGCTGAAGGAGAATCCATCCGTGGGAGTCGGTATCAGCGACATGCTGCTTGACAATGATCCCATCTACTGGAGAACCCTGATCAAGGAACAGCTGGAGATGGACGGACAGACCGTTGACAAGGTGACAATCACCATGACAGGCATTAAGATTGAAGCAAAATATTAAAATGAACATAACAATGATCTTAGAACATTTCTTGAATAAATTGACGGTGGTGTTTTCCACCGTATGGGGATGGTGTTTGTGCCTTCTCCTGATAATCGCCAATTTCTTTGCAGGATATGAGATTATGGTGGGGTTCACCGTCGGGGCGGTTGTGATGGATGCCTTCTGGGGCATTCTCTCCAGCTTGAAGCAGAAACGCTTCACCAGAAGTGAACTTGCCAGGGACTCATTCAGCAAGCTGGCAGTATATGGGTCCGTGATTCTGATCTTTATCTTTATCGACAAACTCATCGGTGTGAGCAACGGACTCACCACAAGCGTAATCTGCATCTGCATCATCCTCGTGGAGCTTTTCAGTACAGCAGCAAGCATGCTGATCTGTTTCCCGAACATGCCGTTCCTCAAACTGCTGAAGAAGGCTCTTGTGGGTGAGATCGCGAGTAAAATGAATATTAAAACGGAGGACGTAGAAAAAGCCCTCGAAGCATTAAATAAAAAATGAGAGAAATCAAGTACATCGCAATTCATTGCACGGCAAGTAAACAATCTACGACCGTGAAGGAGCTGGAACTTCATTTCAAACGGATAGGTTGGAAAAAGCCCGGCTATCATTATGTAATTCTTCCCGATGGAACCATCAATCAGATGCTCAGTGTCGAGAAGGTCAGCAATGGAGTGAAAGGCTGGAACTCAAAGCTCATCAACATCGCCTACATCGGTGGTATCGACGAGAAGGGAAAGCCTGTTGACAACCGAACAGAGGCACAGAAGAAATCTCTGGTGAGTCTGCTGAAGCTCTTGCGCAAGTCATATCCTGATGCCATCATCCAGGGACACCGTGATTTCAGTCCGGACTTGAATCATGACGGCAAGATTACTTCCAACGAATGGATCAAGGTTTGCCCTTGCTTCTATGCCAAGGAAGAGTATAAGGACATCTAAATTATAACGATATGAAGCATTACATTTATTTACTCCTGGCAGTGATCATGTTTGCTGCCTGTGGTTCCAGCAAGCGGATGGATTCATCCCAGAAGCTGGTGGTGAAGGACTCCGTGAATATCCGTGACTCCATTGTCTTCAAGGATTCCGTGATGATTCGGTATGAGTACAACCTGATAGATTCGGTTAAAGTAAGGGATTCTCTGGTGCTGGTTCTTGACAGCCAGGGTAACATTCTGAGTAAGGAGCGGTATCGGGACACGGAACGGAACCAGAAATCAAATAAGAATGAATCCACAAATCAGAAACAGTATGAATCCAAGAAGTCGGAGGCTGACAGACGGTATGACATGGATAAAAACATTCAGAAAGAGGTTGTAGAGCCTCCATCCCATAAATGGGGAGTATATGTTTTCATCGGGTTATTCAGCTGTTTTATCCTGTTTCTTACCTGGTATTTTCGTGTGGGATATAAAAAATAAATAGATATGAAGACAAAGGTTAAGGACGGACAGACGATGGCAGACATCGCCATCCAGGAGTTTGGATCATGGGAGGCTATGGTGGCTATCGCCCAGAAAAACGGAATCAGTATAACTGAGATTCCGGAACCGGGGACAGAACTCACTCTGCCTGAAGGAACATGGAATCTGGTTATGCAGAACTTCTGCAAGAACAATGACGTATCTCCTGCTACTGCCAGGGACAACGGCAATGTCCGTCTGAGAATCTTTGGCGAGGAATTTACTCAAGAGTTTAAGTAACATGGCAAGAACTGTAGCAGAAATCAAAAAGACTATGACGGATGCTTTTATGGCTGATGCCACCATCCGTGAGAAATATGGGCTGAAGGAAGGCAGTACATGGAACGGCAGCTTCTCATCTGTGAGTTTGGAGAACATCATCTTCTTCATCGTAGCTGCTTGCTGCCATGTTCTTGAATCCATCTTCGAGCTATACATAAAAGATGTGGATGAAAAGATCTCCATGGCAGTGGTAGCCTCCGTGCCTTGGTACTACAAAATGGCAAAGGCTTTCCAGTATGGTGACCAGCTCGTATTGAACGAGACCACCCAGCAGTATGGGTACGCTATCATCGACGAAAGCAAGCAGGTTGTGAAGTATGCTGCCGTGAGAGACCGTGGCACAAGTGTTCAGATTCTTGTGAGCGGTGATAAGAATGGAATGCCTGTAGCCCTTTCAAATGATGTTTTAACGGTGTTCAAACAGTATATGAACAGGGTTAAGGTGGCAGGGGTCGTACTTTCTGTCCGTTCGAAAGAAGCGGATAAAATTATTATCAAGGCAAAGATCTACGTGGACTCATTGGTAATCAATACTGATGGAACGGTTATCTCTGGGGGAAGTAAACCTGTGGAGGAAGCCATCAACTCATATCTGAGAAGTATCGTATATGGAGGTACTTTCAATAAGACCAAGTTGACGAATGCCATACTGAACGTAGAAGGAGTGAATGATGTAGAACTTGGTGATTGTTTCTACATGGAGGACGGAGGCTCAACCTATACGGTGATAAAAGGTAATAACTATACGGCCTTGGGTGGTTGCTTCATCGCAGAAGGTCTTTCAAACTCATTGAACTATGTGGTACAAGATTGATATGACAAAACTGGTGGTACAGTTATTACCTCCAATCCTGAGAAGCAAGTTTCTCACTGCTCTGATGAAAGTGCTCATTACTCCATTTGCATTCATTTATGACAGGATGCTGAAACACCGTGACAATGTTTCGGAAAGACTCGACATCACGGCAAATGTAATCTACCTGGAGAAAGTCATGAATGATACTTTCTTCTTGAAGGAAAAACAGATTTACATCGAAACTCAAGAAGAAGACTTGGCAAGCTATTGGCACTTCAAGCATAATGAAGACCCATATAAATACTTGCAGAAGGGCACAAAGGAAGGCATCTATATGAAATGCAAGGAAGAAGGCAGCTATAAGGTAAGCTTTATAGTCTATGTTCCAACTTTCCTTTGTACTTCCCTAGATCAGGCAGTTGACAAATACAAGGGCAAGAACCTAGCCAGGATTAAGGAACTGTTATCATTTTACAAACCAGCTGGACGCACGTGCAGCATAATTTTATATGATTATGAATAGATTACTTTTTAATGAAGGCGGTCAACCTGTTTGCCTGGATGACTTGAAGACATTACAGGACCTGATGGTCGAAACAATCAAGGCTCTTGTCTCTTCATTGGTCAGAACCAACGTGTTCATTCTAAACGAATATAGTTTGCTTGGCTTTAGTTTTGATTCTGGTCGCTACAAAACAACCTTGTCTGCTGGCACACTTGTTGTGGATGGTGACTTCCTTCCATGGCCGGAAACGACACTGACCCTGGAATCACCAGGGCAACCTATATATATATGTGTCAAAAACAAGGAAGAAGACATTAGAACCTTTGAAGATGGACAGAGCAGAAACTGTACTCAATCCAAGGAAGTTTATGTAAGTACGGATCAGACAGGAGCAGACCATGCTTATAATTTATATAACTTGCACTCTATGCTTGACTTACTCTCTTCAGCTTTAGGAATAGAAAGAACCAATACGAATGTACCTGTCACTTTCTTCAATGGGTATTCCGGCAAGGTAAAGGTCGTGGACCCAGGTGACGGAACTCCAAGACAAATGTCTATTGATATTAGTTCTTCAGCAGAAAACTGGGATACATCTTTGGGAACCATGGCAAAAGGTATGCTTTTCCGTATTGATGACGACAGCATAGGCAATGTCATTCAGGGTAAGACAACGCAGTCTTTTGAGTACAATGGGAAAAAGTATTGTCTTGGTATTTGCGCACAGCCTTTGGCACCAATAGTTCTTTTGCAGCCAGAGGGAGGATTTCCTTCAAACTTTTACGATGAAGATTATTCCTTTCCTCCTATTCCTGTATCATTTACATTCAAGCTCAGTGAGTTCGACAAAAGAGTATAGATAGCTTATGGAATCAATATACAGTTTACAGCAACGTGCTGACACCTTGCGTCAAAAGACATTGGTGGATAGTATTTCCCCAGAGGAAGTTGGCAGTCTTCATGCAGATACCTTGGCGTATCTTGCAGATATGGAGCAGAATGCAGAAGGACTTGGAATCCACAAGGTCTATAAGAGCTTTGCTGCCATGAATGCAGACAGCTCTGCTCCTGTAGGTACAAATGGCAAGCCTCTTCGTTTTGGCCAGCTGGTTGCCGTCTATGACAATGACAATCAGTCTCAGGCAGAAAACGGCAATATCTATGCCTTCCAGAAAGGAGCAGAGGCAGGATGGCTTCTGATGGGTAACCTCAACAGTATTGGAGAGGTTACCGCCAAAATTGCGGCTATCAAAAGCGACATTGCAGGGTTGAAGGATAAGGACCAGGAACATGATGAAGCCTTGGCAAAGAAGGCAAATGCAGAGGATGTCAATAATTCCATGCAGGAGCTTGACAAGAAGCTGAACAGAAACCTTCTTGCCATCGATTTTGACGATGAGACTGGCGACCTCAATGCCATCATCGGGCAAGACTCTACAATCAGCTCTGTATCTACAGATGAGGATGGAAATGTAATCATTGAACAAGAAATCATTTAAAAATAACATATATGGGCACAACAAAATTAAATATCGGTAAGATCCCGATTTCAAAGGGAGAGTACCAGGAGGGTACTGCTTACCAGCGATTGAACCAGGTGACTATGCTTGGCTCAACGTACCAGAGCAAGATTGACGACAACACGTCTGCTCCTGCCCAGATGGGAGCGGACGGAGCCGTTGAGAACATCAACACGGACAAGTGGCTTTGTGTTGCGGTTGGAAACGTTTCAGCCGCAAGAAGAATCGTGTACAATAACGAGACAAGCGGCCTGCAGGCAGAAAACGTGCAGACAGCCATTGACGAGCTGGGTTCCAAAGTCACCGACTTACAGCAGAAAACACATTATATCAATGGGTTAGATTGTGCTAAAGAGTTATATATATTTAATAATGAAGTTGGTATCAAAGACTTGCATCTTGGTTATAGAAATCATAACAATACATGGTTTCTTGTGTTTTTTAATGATAGCAAATCTGTTGCTCAGACTGATGTCTATAAAGAAGAAATTGGTGGGATAATCCCAATTCGCAAGTTAGAGAATGGTTCCCTAGCTGAAGTTATAGGATATATACATGTTGATTGGAAAGCATTGAAGGAAGGCGCGAGTGCTATTGTTAAGGAATTGCTTCCTCCTGCATTTGATAGGTATTCAAATCCAAATATATCAAATCTCATACAGTACAGTGATTCTTCTTATATCGCAAAGAATCTACTTACCCCTAATTCTTTCTCACAGGTAACACAATTTGCAACCTGGAATTTGGAAGAAGACATCTGGAAGTTAGTTTCTTATAAAGCAACAGGAAACGCACTATATAAATCGTTTGAAAGAGATAACCCATTACTTAAAAGCGGACATGTTTTTTACTTTTGTGAAAATATGAAATCTAACGCAGAATGCAGGTTTATAGCACAGATTGATTCTACCAACAACTCCGTATGCATTCATAGTGGTAGTGGAGAATATGAGTTTATGTCTAATGTTCTCAAAATAAACTTCAGTGGTGGAGGTAATAATCTTCTTGTTGTTGCAGCCAGACTGATGGAATCCGCATCTGTAGAGGTAAAAGATTTCATAATGATTGACCTTACGGATATATTTGGCAAGGATAATGAGCCGTCAAGAGAATATATGGATTTCCTTTTTAAGAGGCGAATGTCCGTATTTTATGGAGAAAAAAAACTATTTACATCAGAGAATTTTGCAATAAAGGAACTCTGTGATAAAGTCAATGATTTGACTGTATCTAGCAATAATATGGCGCAAGGTCGTATTACAGGTGACATGTTCAAAGAAGGAAATAAAAATATTCTTACAAATGCACTGAATAAATCAATTGGAGATTTTGTAAAAATAAACAAGACTAATGACGTATGTGTAAGATATGTAAAGCTTGACGATGATACTCATGAAATCTATTCCAAGATAAACTATTCACTACGAAAAAAAATCCTTTTTGATGGTTTAAGTGATGATGCAAAAGCAAATGCTATAAACGCAAGGTCTATTGAACGAATATATAGATTTGCCGATGCCAAGTGTCTTTCGGATTTGGATAGAGATTTTAGCGTTAAATCGAATATAGATGGAGGTGAACCAAGTGCCATTGTTTCTAAGGATGGTTCAACTCTATATTTGTATTCATACCTTAAAAGATATAGCTCTTACGATGGTTTTGTATGGAGTGAACCTGAATATCTTAAATGCGGAGGAGTCAAAATGGCAGAACGTGGCAATGAACATTATTTGATGCACTGTAATGTTAATTTGATAGATGGAGTGTATTATCTGACAGGATGCAGACAGAATTTAGGTGGCGAGCTGCTTTTATATACTTCAAAAGATGGTATAAACTTTGAATATGTAGGAATAGCATTGGAGGCTAACCATAAAGTAGGTGATTTTTCTGCCAAGAATTGGGGTAACACCTATATGATAAAAGATTATGGAACTGGATATTATTATCTTTATTTCGAGTTTGAAGATGACTATATTCATTGGAATACTGCTGTTGTTCGAAGTCTCAATCCTTTAGATGGAAGTTGGAAGAACTGCAAGGAAGATGTTATCATCAAGCCTGCCTATCAGTCTTCTCATGCTAATTCTAATATGTTCGGTTGTGGCAATGTGGACTTTGTTAAAGGTATGGATAATCAGCCAATTAAATTTAACGGTCGTTTCTACATGTATTACCATGGCACTTGCTACGAAAGAAACAAACACTTCAATCAGTCAAATATAATGAGAGCATATTCTTACAATTTGATAGACTGGTTTGATGAAGGTGTGATTCTTGACATCCGAAAGAAGCCTTCAGATATAATAAGTTCTGATGGTGAGAAAACTGATGGTGACAACACTTCGGGAAATGCTGACCATTGCGTTATTGAGTTTAAAGGTAAATCTTATATGTTTTACAGTTACGATATTAATCATGCAGAAGGAATGGAGCGCATATATACAGTGATGGATTCTAGAAGATTCATAGAATTGTTAAAGCTTTTTCCTTAATTTAAAAATAGGAGCTTTTTAAATAATAAAATAATAATAAAGAAGAAGAACTCTAAGTCGTTGACTTCGTAAATAACAAAAGGCTAGGTAGAACTTATGAATCTACCTAGCTTTTTATGTTTTTGGGGGAATCACCTTTATACCTGTTTATGTTTTCAATACAAAAATAATGCTTTTTATTATCTTTCTTTAAGAGATTTTCTTATAAACCTTAATGATTCATGTTATGTTCTTGCAGACATTAAGAAAAGCTCTTATCTTTGCACCAGTTAACCTATTTTGGTGACTAGTGCTTTTTTATGCCTGGTAAGTTAACAGATAAGATTTAGTTTTCTCAAAAAGATCATATCTTCGCACCAAGATTGCTAATTTAAATAGCAAAATTGCCTTGAAAATGGAATAGATAAGGTCCCTGTTTCAACTTTTGGGGACTAAATTTACTATTATTTATTAGCATGGCAGAAAACTCACGGAAACACGGAAAAGTGTTTTTCTATTTTGGGTATTTTTGCCCACAAACAGCAAACTACTGCTACAGGTTTAATAGATGATATTCTATTGTGGCTTTAAGCAGTACATTTTTAATGCAGAAAATCAAGTAGAAAGAATTATGCAAAAACTAATATGTAAAGGTGGACTCCAACCACAAGAAGAAATGGAGAAGATGCTGATAGTACTTATTGGTGTATTCCAGATTATCATATTAAAGCTGGTGTGCCACATGGATGATGGAACAGTGAAAGCTATCATTGAAGTTTATAACTTCTGGGCAGGGTACTACTTATGCAAACTCAAATGGTGCATTAACAAGTATGTGCTAAAGAAATAAGGTGCAACATTTCTGCTCCACCTTAAATATTATATCAGTCAATGTTCTCACAGATATACATCGCAAATGAGCGACAATCTGTGTGACCGGAGGCCTTGCGTATTCTGTACTCTGGTATTCCACGGAAAACATTGGCACTAATGAATGTTCTTCTCGCAGTATGAGAGGCGATGAGCTTATACTTTGGGAAGATCTCCTCCTTGATCTCATCTTGAATCTTTGTCTCAAGCAGTACGTCCTCTGTGAGTCCTGCCAACTTCATCAACTCATGAATCTTACTGTTGTAGAATCCAATTGTGGCCTTGTATGGAGCAGTATAGTTGTATTTCTCCAGGATCTCATAGGTAGTCTTCTTGTCGATGGCGAACTTGTCTATGTCAACAACAGCTCTGTGCCCAGTCTTTTGCTGAACGATGGTGAAGATGTTTCGGTCAAAGTTCTTCTTCTGGATTCTGAGCATATCGGAGTGACGTTGACCTAGATTGCAAGATAGAACAAACATATCCTTTTCCTTCTCCAACAACGCACGATGATCCTTACGTTTAACCAGTGGCTGAAGGTTAAGGTGGTAAATCATTGACACCTCATCTGGAGTAAGTGCAATGGTTGGTCTTCTGTAATCAGGAACAGTAAACTCAGCGTAGGTGTCACTAATCTTGGCTCCATGCTTGGCAGACCACTCTAAGCATGAACGGAGCTGATAGCATAGTGTTCTGATAGAACTAGGTTTCACGCCTCTGTCCAGCAATCGAGAAATAAAGAAGGAATAGAAAACATCACCCACTTGCGTAGGTAGAATCACACAGTCAAGCTCTTGCTCTATCAGTCTAATGTGGGATAACAAACACTGATGAGACTTAGGATAATGTGGAAACAATCTTGCCTTGAAATTAATCTTGGCGGTTAAACACTCGACCAAACTTGCATTTGTAAGGTCAATACTAAAACTCTTACTTGCCTCGCTGTGCATAAACTGAGCGAAAGCAGCCTGTGAATAAACAGTCTGCAACATAAGCGTAACCATTAAAGTAAGCGTAACACCGTGAAAGAAGGCAGAGGGTGTTACGCTGTCCCTTTGTCCGAGGCTCATGACTTCCCCGTTAGCCTTCCGGATGCAAATATACAAAAATATCCGTTAGCATCCAAATGATTTTCGGAAAAACTTGTTTTTTTTCTGATTTTGGCATCAAGTTGCGCAACTTATCAAATAAATCCGATGAAAAAAAACTAGTTTTGCACCATAATTAAACAAAAAGAATATGAACATTAAAAAAAGGCAAGCTCTTCATCTAGGTATGAAACTT